CGGGCTTGGCGCGGATCCCCCCGCCCTTCTGCAGCTTCTCCGTCGTCGTCACCAGCCGGAACGGCGGCAAGGCTTGAGAGGCTGTAACGCCTGGCGTACGTCAGCGCCGACCCGATGGCCTGGGGCGTCGGCCGCTCAACCGGCAGGCTCAATGTCGCGGCGAACCACTCGCCGCTGTCGGCGTGCACCAGCGTGGTCGTGCAGCATGCGCAGCCGTCGGAGAACGACGACGCTTGCAGGATGGCGATGCCGTTGGCCGCCAAATGCGGGCGGCAGGCTTCGTCGATGGCCGCCAGGTCGGCGTACCGGCTGCGGAAATGCGGGTTGGTGGCGTCCTTGATGGCCGGTCGAATCGACCGCTGGGCCGCTGCCAGCGCCTTGGCGATGGCGCCGATGGTCTCGCTGTGCTTCAAGCCCCCACCTCCCCATACATCCAGCCAGTGTGCGGGTCGATGTCGGACAGGGGCAGGCCGTCGTCGGCCAGTTCAGACAATTCAGGACGTTCCATGTGAGTGACTCCAAACCACACGACGGAGAAGACGCAGACGGCACCAAGCCGCCTGCGGGAGTCACAATCAACGTCCGTCTTTTACGTCCGCTTTCCGGAATAACCTTCAAAACCAAGTGTTATTGCAAAACAGAACACATATTCTCGGACGCGAAGACAGCCTAAAAACGCGGCTTTTGGGCGTTGCCAGTGACCCTAGTTACCAACGGTGTGGACGTTGGTTATCACTTGATATCGTCACTCTTTGCACCTGTCTATAGGTCCGAGGTGCGATTATCCACTTTTTCGGCCACAACACGGCTTGGGCGGCTGGGTGTCGACGGTGACGGCCGTCCACTTGCCCAGCGGGCACGCCTCACCGGCCACTCGCACTTTGGCGCCAGTGAAGCAGCCGCAGGCCAGGCACCGGCCGCAGTCGTGCTGGTCGCACTGCTGGCAGGTTGCCCACCGCGCCTGCACGTCGGCCACCGGTGCCGCCTGGACGCCTAGCGCCGCCTTGGCCACGCCTACAGCTCCTCGGACCATGTCTCCTAGCCCTGGGCCCTCAGTGATGTCAGGCTCGCCGCTCGGTGTCATGCGCCAACGCTTCATGGGGTCACCCTTGTCACGATAATAGATCGTTTCATGCCCAACCGTTCGGCCTGCTCTAGTGACAGTTTTCGGTTGGGAACCTCGGGTGTTGGCGGAACACATGGAACGCATTCGTCATCAACGAAAGTTCCCGTCAGATCCGTAAATCCATTTCCAAATGTCCCAGGCAATCCCAACAGATCGTATGCGCAAAAGTCTAGATTAGTCAGGGTCACGGTTGGAGATGGTCCGCTGTCGATCGTGTCAAAAATGGTTGCACTCAGAAGCGTAAATGTCCTAACTGCTGAAGTTCCAGTGACGCCATACAATCGCTCGTCCACCGGGCCTTCGTACACCACTCTGACCGTTTGGGTCCAATATAGGATTGGGCTAGGAACCAAAGTGAAAGTGGCCGCTGCAGAGTTCCACGCGAATGAGTTGATCCTGTAGGCTCGCTTTACCTCGAAGTTATAGGAAAAAAGGCTGCGGCAGCAGCAGCGTCCGTCATAACACGCAACGTTTGACGCTGATATTGTGCATGGACCACACGCAAAGGGGTTAGTAGATTGGCATATATTCACCCGATGCAAATAGCTGGGTTCAGTAATCCCCGATCCACTAATGACATCTGACAAAAAGGCGGTAGAACCGTTTCTCCGGGCGCGAATAGTTCCGGATCCGACAGTCAGCTGTTCGAAGGTGACGGGGTTATAGAAATCTGCATAAAAATCCCCGCATAATTGGTTGTTAGGGTCCCCAGCATAGGCGCTTTTGTAAGGGCCTAGTTCAGTTAGGTAATTCGGCGCAGGGCCCTGATAGCAACCAGGAAACAGGTCTGCGCAACTTGTGCCAACGTCGAAACACGCTTTACCCTCGACTGTTCGGTCGACGCTGCAACGCTTTTGTACTACTACGCCCGGGAAAGCCTTGCCGCTGGAAATGACTGTATAGCAGGGAAAATTGGTTCGTTCATAAATCACCTCAGGCACCAGCATTCGATTGAAATACTTTTCAACCAAATAGGAATTAGGTCCTTCGCAGTTTGGGCCGGTGAAGCAACACTTGTCCGCGATATAGCCAAACGCGTAGCAATTGTCCGGGCCGACCATTGCCGTTGTACGAACGTCTGTCACTGCTTGCAGTGCAAAGTTGCCTGCAACTGTTTCCTGATCGACTGTGATTTGATAAGTGAAATCTCCTAGCCCGGTGTGAAAAACCGGGCAACTGTCGTTCTCGGTGCAGCCTTCGCAGCAACAGGTGCGTGCTAGCGTCACTTCTTGAACTTCGACAGCGGGAACAGGTTGCCTGCGACGTAGCCACAGACGCCAAGGAGCAGCGCGAACCACAAACTACCGATGAAACTAGGCATGGTCATTTCCTCTTCCGGCTGGGAGTGCGAATCGGCGCGGCCCGCCGGAACGCCGCGTCGAACGTCGGGTCAGCCCTGCGCAGCTCGGCCACCGCGGCCACCGCTTGCTCGGGCGTCAAGTCGATCAGGCTTGCCGTCAGTTCGGCCGCTCGGCGCTCGGTCGGCGTCACGATGCCCAGCCAGCCCTTGACCAGCCGCCCGACGCCGGTGTGCCACACGATAAAGCCGACGCCGAGCACGGCCAGGGCGATGCAGATCCAAACGAGTGGGGCCACCCACCAGGGCACCTGGTCCTCTACGCCTGTCAACGCCATGTAGATCATGTCCACGGCGTCGAGAATACGCGCCTGCTCGCCCTGGCCAGCCACGGCCTCGGTCTTGATCGTCGGCATGCTCGGCGCTGGGGCGTCAGCCTCGCTGGCGATGCGCTCGAAGCGTCGGCCGCTGCTGTGCGCGAGTTGACGCACGGCGGTCGTGTTGGCGGCAATCCGTTCGCTCGGACCAGCGCAGGATGTCGCCACGACGACGACGATGGCGGCTAGGCATCTCATGGTTCCGCGGGCTCGGAGAATTGCGTTCCGTCCCATTCCCATCCGATGCTGCAGGCTTGGCCGTCGGCCAGTTGGATGGCCTCGGCGCCAGCCGGTGGATCCCAGCGTGACGTGTCACCGTCCCACAGGATGATGTTGTCCACGATGCCGCCTAGAACGATTGCCCACCGCATGCTGCCTCCTCAGTAGTACGTCACGAACACGATCAGCCCGCCACCGCCAGCACCACCAGCGCCACTGTCATAGCCGTTCTCGCTGGCTGCCCCGCCGCCGCCGCCCCCGCCGATCCCGCCCGCTCCACCCGGCTGACCGACCATGGCAAGGCCCGAGCCGCCCCCGCCGCCTCCGGTGCCCGTCAAGCCGTTGCTGTAGCCCGCCTGGGCGTCCTCGGGGTCGTCAGTGTTGCCGCCTATGGCCGTCGATCCGATGCGGGCCGTTCCCGACCCATCACCACCGTAGCCATGCGAATTTCCCGACGAGATGCCAGCACCTCCTCCACCGCCCCCGCTGCCCTTCGCGTATGAGGCTGACGCCGTGGCGTTGCGCGTGCCGCCAGCGCCGCCAGCGCCGCCGTCGTAGAGGCCGCCCGTCTGCGCGGCGCCCGCCGAGCCGCCCGCGGTCGTGCCGCCCTGCCCTAGGTTGCCACCGAGCGCTCGACCATAGGTGCCCGGCGAGTCGCCCAGGCGAGTCGTTCCGCCGTTGCCGCCCGCCGCGCCGTTGGTGTCGTTGGTCGTCCTCGAGGCGCCCGCCGAGCCGCCCGCGCCGATCGTCACGGCAAGCGTGGCTGGCAGGTCGGCCGCCTGCCAAGTCGTCTCGGTCACGGCCGCGCCACCACCACCGCCGCCGCCACCTCGAGCGCTCGATGCCGCCCCGCGGCGCCCGCTGCCGCCACCGCCCCCACCGCCGACCATGACGGCCCACACCACCTTGGCACCGGCTGGTTTGGTCCACGTGCCGCTCGAAGTGAACGCCTCGACCGTCGCCTTGCGCCCGTCGATCTTGGCAATAGCTGGGCCCGTCACCTCAAAGTAGATAGCCCCGTCGGCCGTGTTGACGGCCAGTTCCCCTTCGAGCAGCTGCGCCGTCGTGGGGACCGATCCCGCCGTGCTCGAGCGCTTGAGCCGGATTTGGTCAGACATCAGTAGGTCCCCCCGTCGACTGAAACCGTAAGGGCAGTCACACACTCACCGTCGTATTGGTTCATGCGCTCGAACAGAGCGACGGTCACCCCGCCAGCCGTGTAGACCATGGCAGCCATCACAAACGCACCATTAGGCACTGCCAGCAGCGAAAAACCAGCGGCGTTAGCCCTGGTCGCATTCACTCCACCACCCGCCACCGAGGCGGTGTTCCCGTACTCGGTTAGGTTCAATCCACTGATATTCACGGCATCGGTCTGCGCAATCGTCCCGGCCGTGGCTGGGTTTGCATCAGGCTGCGCCTTCGTCAGCGTGTAACTCCACCGGTTTGATCCCAACGAACTGCTGCTAACGACCTTCATGGGATGCCATGACACCACCGAACCCACTTGCACCAGCAATCTCTGCAATGATGCCCTATTGGCAGTGACCCACTGGGCAGCCTCCACCATCAGGTTGTTCGAGTCGGCCGACTGGCCGATGGGAGCGTAAACGCTTGGCTGCAAAAATCCTGTCATGGCCAGCTCGGTGCCGGTGCGGTTAGGAGTGCGATGATCTCCGTGGGAAGGATGACACCAGCTGTGTGGAATGCTGCTGTATCAGGATATGGCTGGTACCAAACGGCCTTGGAACTGGCTTTCATCGTCGAACCGCCAAGGCTGATGGATGAATCTATCCAAATCGATCCATCGACTGGATTTCGCATGGGGATCTGCTCTAGGTGGAACCATTCGTCAAACACGAACGTGTAAACATCCATGGTGACCAAATCCGTTACGTAGCGACGCTCGTACCCTTGGAACAGCACCGAACCAATGGGCAGTCCTAAGAAAAGGGCCGAGTTCCGTTTATTCAGGTGCACGGTCGGGTCGGCCGGGACATTGGTATAGCCCAAGGCTGGGTTGGGGTCGTGAACGATGAACTCCACGCGCAAAACGTTCTGCCGAACTGGTCGCTGGAACGGCGTCCCCATGATATTCGTGATTGTCCCGTTGGCAATCACCGTAGTTGGTGGCCAGGCGATGGTTCCATTCGCAGGGAATGACGCGGTAGCCGGTTGAATGTATTGCGCTGTCAGACGTTGCCCACTCTGTTGGGATGTCTTGATTCCTCGATACAGGCTGACACCCACCAACGGGCCACGCGCTGTTGATGTCACCAAATAGGTGTTGGCACGGTCCGGGTGCGTCTCGATGCGCAAGTCTTGGACAATGAATTGCGCCAGGCCAGCGTCCAATGTGCCCAGGGCAATTCGAGCGCCCAACGGTTCAATTTGATCAAACGGTGCAGTTTGCGCCTTGATCGAGTTGAACACGTTCCAGCTGTCTTCGCTGGAACCAACGTGCGCCGGATCATCCTGGGCGATCAAGAACCTAGTCGTGTGGACCGCCTCGGTGGGCTCGGTACCAATGTTTAGTGTCTGCTGGCTATGCAGGCGTTGTACGTACCATGCCATTAGCGACTCCTATCGGTGTTCTGCTTGATTTGCTCGAGCACGCGCAGCAGCTGCATGTTCAGCGACTCGACCGACTCGCCGCTACCGGTTGCCATGGCGAAGCCCAGTTGGCTGCGGAGTCCGGCAGCCTGCATCTGCATCTTCTCGAGGTCGCTGGCACCGGCGCCACCGCCAAGCATGCGGAATCCGATGCCCATGTCCTGAACCACCTTGTCCAGGTTGCCCTCGAGCCCGCGCATCACGTTGGTCAGGTACCCACCAGGCGCCGTGAAAAAACTCTCCATGCTCTTGGACACCATGCCGCCTGGCCCCTCGGCGATCAGGCCGGTACCTATTTCCTTTTGGGCATCGCGCCGCACCCTAGTGGCTTCCATTTCGTCCATGCCGAGCCGAACCATGCGCTGGCCTGCGGAAATCTTGGCTTGCATGGCCGAGACTTCAGCCTCAACGATGTTGGCCGAAAAGGGCCGGACAAGGTCCGCCAAAGTCTTGCGGGCCTCGCGGTTGGCCTCATAGAAACTGCCGATGGCCTGAAAGAGCGGAGACGCCATCCCAGCGGCAAACAGGCCCTGCATGCGGTTGAACTGCCCGCGAATGCCCTCGAGCTGCGCTGCTGCCTGCTGGCCCGCCTTGCGCAAGCCGGTTAGGTCTACGTCGATGCCAACTGCTAGTCCGTACTTCGCCACGTTGCCACCTTCCCGAGGGTTGCCATCCAGTCAGTCTGCCCTGGCTTGCGCCAAGGCTCTACCACCGTCTGCGGCTGACGAGTCAGCCCGTACGCCAGGACCGTCAGCAGCCGCTCTATGCGGTCGGCTGCGGTCCACTCCAAGGGTTTGCCATCACCCCCTGGACGAGTGCCATGGCCACATGCACGTCCAGCGCTGTTGAGCCCGGCACGCCGTTCACCCGAGTGCACGACTCGAGCAGGAACGACTGCCTGGCATCGTCGTCCAGCTGTTCGACCTTGCGCCATTCGCCGACCGTGATAGGTCGGACCTCGAGCACGGCCGGGTAACCGGCCACTGCGTCGCTGGTGAACGTGCGCCAGGTCATGATCGAGAAGCCGTAATTTCGCCCGTGTATTGCCAGGTTACGGTCGCCTGGTGCACGGTGTCGTTGGTGTAGGTCGGTGTGTAACCGGTGATGATGGCGTTTCCGGTGAAATCGACGCCGCCATTTCCAGCGCCGCTGGCGAAAATGGACACACTAATTGCCGCCGTAGATGGCGTGGACCCGCAGAACTTCTGCGCGAGAGACAGCCCGGTGGCGTTGTCTGTGTGGATCGTCGCCGACCCCGTCACGGTCGGACGGCCCTGGATGGCCAAACTCACCACCGAGTTGAGGGCCGTAGCGTCCACAACGGCGCTGCTGGCCGAAATGCTGATATCGGTGGCATCCACGGGGGTGCCAGCGATGCTGATGCTTGTGCCGTTTGCGATGAATGCCATGACTTAGCCTCCTGTTGCCCAAATGCGGTAGGTCTGACGGACCACACGCGGGCCGTCGTCGGTGCCTTCCTGATCGTCCATGCGCTCCACGTCCTCGCCGTCGGTAGCGCTCCACTGGATCTTGGTGCCGTCCACCGTGCCGTAGGTGGTGTTGTCGTTGAGCAGGGCAGACACGGCAGCCGCCAGCGCTCGAGCGCCCGACAGCGACGTGGCGATGCAGTCGATGGCCACCGAGAACTCGGCCAGTTCGGTCGTCCCGGTCAACGTGCGCACCGGCGTGCGGGCGTCGATGCTGTAAACGATGGCTGGCAGCGCCGTGCCCTCGCGGCGCCACTCCGGGCTAACGCGGGTGCTGACGATCCCGGTTACGACAAGGTCGTCTGTGAGCCTGCGCCGTAGTGCGGTTTCGATGCTCATTTCTTGGACACCTTCATCCGCGCCTTGCGGGCCAGTTCGGTCAGCTGCGTTTCGATGACGATCGCCAAGTCCTCTTTCAGGACCGAGGGCGGGAACTGCTGGTAGGTGGCCCGCTTGACGTGCCACTGGGCACGACCGCTGTCCACGATGGGCGCAACATAAGACCTAGGGTTCCGCTTGTACCGGAAGCCGGTGCGGGTGGTGGTCTTGAGCCCGCGGGTGTCACCCATCGACTGGATGACCTTGCTGGACGCCTTGCGAAGGCTTTCCTGGTTGCCGTAGCTGCGGTGGGTTGCCCCGTGCGTCAGCCAGTTTTGCTTGTAGGTCGTCGCCAGGCGCTTGAGGCTGCGCCGAAGCAGCTGCTTGTACAGGTTCCGGCTGACTCGGTCGGGCAGCGTCAAGAACACCCTTTGGGCATCTGTGAATGCCTTGTTTGCCCGGTCGCTGGTTCCTTCGCCGAATCGCAATAGTTCCAGGTTCTCCGACGCATTCACCTGCCTGCGCATGAACGCTTGGTAGCGCTTCATGTGCTCGGGGGAATTGAACTCGGCGCCGCGGCGGAAGCTCATGCCGTCACCTCGAGCGCTTCGCAGTGCAGCTCCATCCGGCCCAGCGTCGGGTCCAGCACGCCGGTGACCTCGAGCACGCGGTCGGTCTTGCCAGTCTCGCGCAGCAGGATCCTGCTCTTCACCGTCACCGAGTCAATCCAAGGCAGGACGAGCCGCCAAGCCGTCTGCCCGCGGTTGATGTCGACTGAGTCGATCGACCGCCCGTCGGCGGACTCGATGTGGCCCAGCACGGTGGCCACGGTCGACCAAGTCTTGGTGGCCTGCCCGTAGGTATCCACGGACGCGGTGTAGTTCTGCACCGCCATCTC